GATAGGTCAGCGCCGCAACGATGGCCTTGTGATTGCGTCTCGGTGTTGTTGGCGGTGATACCAGTTGGTCATTCTACGCTCTCCGCTCTGAACACCATCATCACCTGCATGATGTCGCGGTCAGCGCATCGCGTATGCCATGCTCGCCACGCGGTCACCAAGCGCGCAAACTCGCCACCCTTGGCCACGGTCGCCGCGGCTCTGCGCTGGAACTCTGCGATGGCTCGTTGCCGCGTTGGATGCGCAGCGGGACCGTAGGCAGACCCGGCCGCTTCGAGGAACGCAACGAAGCGCTCCTGATGCTCGTCGGACGATGCGCGCAGAGCCGTGCGCCACTTCGTTTCGAGTTCTTCGCAGTCCGTCGCGATGATGACGAGCGACGCGTTCATGTCGACGCGGCACTTGGTGCACAACTGGGGATACGGCGTCGCGGTATCCATTGCGAAGGCACAACAAAGGCATCGGAGGGGCTGCGATTTTTTTAAGACGGGCGTGGCGGTCTTCACATTGGTAAATAGGTCGTCGTTCATCATTAGTCACTCTTTCAATACGGTGGAATAACGGATTATCTACCCCCCATTTTAGGAAGTTTTCTATACGAGGATTGTCTATGGAAAAGTTACCCAAATCACCCCGAGATAATCCGTTATTCCATGAATTACACCTCGGCACGTCGTGCTTGACCGCGTGTTGGCATCGGCTCCAACGTTTCGCGCGAGTCATCCAGCAGGCCGATACCATGGTTAATCATACGCTTGTCATGGTCTTCTTTGCTGAACACACCGCGTGTCAGTAGCTGGGTAATAAGCCATCGTTGCGACTTCATGCCTGCAGCTCGTTCGCCTTCGTCCTCGGCCCATTGGCGCCAAGCGGTATAAAGGCGATCTTTGCGCACCGCGGCTTTTCTATCGACGATACACATGTTGTTGAGGAATCGAGCGACGATGTCCTCTTCGCCGCGATACTCGGTCGTCGCATCTGATACAGCGGCGCAGGTGCCCAGTCCGTTTTTGTACCAAAGATACGCACCGAGGACGGCCCATTGCAGAATTGATTCGGCATCCTCTTGGAACTCCTGCAGAATCTCGCGTGAGTCTCTGCGTTTCTCCACTGGGATGTTGGCGGTAAACGGCACGATCCTGATACGTCGCCATATGCCTGCGTCGGTCCCGGTGATGCGTGGCTTGTGATTCCCAGTTAACCAAAGCGTGTGCGTTGGCTTGAATGTGAATATGCTTCCGTACAACATACGTGCACTGATGGTGTCGCCGCCGGTGATGCTCTTAATCAGTGACTCGTCGAAGCGCTTGCCGTCGGGCATCTCTTGGGCAGTGGCCAAACGCATGCCAACGAGACCGGCAATGGTCGGTGTAGCGTTGTCGCCGTCGTTGCGCTTTTCGAGTAGTGCCTCGATGCTGGCGGTCGTGGCGTATTCGGTCGTGATGACCTCGAGCGCACGCATGAACGTTGATTTACCATTGGCGCCATCGCCATAACAGAAGAAGAGACAATGCTCGTCAGTGTGTCCGGTGAGCGTGTAGCCGACGGCCCGCTGTACGTAGTCGATGAGCTCATCGTCCTCGCGAAAGACCGTTCGAAGGAATGACATCCAACGTTTCGATGTTTGAGCTTTGCCATACGCGACGTCAATGAGCCGGGTTATCATAAGCTTGGGATCGTGGTCCAACAGTTGGCCAGTCTTGAGATTGATTGTGCCGTTGGCGACGTTGAGTAGATGCTGATGCGTATCGAACAACGTGGACGGCTTGGAGAGATACGGACGGGCACTCTTTATCATTGCGTCAATGCGCATTGCTGATTCGCTGGTAACTGCCCACTTGCCAATTGCTACGCGATCTTCCATCTTCTCGGCCATGCTGACGGAGTCATAAATACTGAGAGCAACTTTGTGCGCCAGCTTGATAACACCTGCGTCGTCACCCTTGGCCCAACGTCGACCATCCCAGACGAGCCATTGCTTCCACTCGGGCACGTAGCACAGCATTTCTCGGCAGGCTTGCACCAAGCGTCGACCGTTGCCCATGTCGGTAAGGTGAAAGTTTTCATCGTCAGTAATCGGCATTTCGATTTCTGATAATTCGGTGATTGGCGCCAACGTCGACCGCGAGACAATTGGAGCTGGTGGCGACGGTATCGTGATGGGCTTCATTTTGCCAACGTTGATGCCGTATCGGATTGCTAATTCTTCTTTAGCGTGTGTCTCTTTGGTTGGCGGATTGGCATCGAGTAAGATGCGGACTGCGTCGGTGTCGCTAATGAATGGTGCGTTGATTGACTCTGCGCCAGCAATGTATCCACCAAGCAATTTCCCGGCTTTTAACCGCATGTTGTGACGTGTACCTGCGGTAGCGTCTTCCATAAGCTTAACGGCCGTCTCAGTGGCTCTCCTGAGGACTGCTGCGGTCCATGCGTCGGCAGTTGGTTGTATATCCGGAAGTGTAACGAGGTTAATGGTGTCGGAAACACCGGTGTCTCGTTCTTTGATTGTTTCTTCAATGGCATTGACCATTGCCTGAATGTCAGCGACTGGCAACTCTTCGCCGCCGACGTAATCTTCTGTGTAGGTAAAGTACCGAGCTCGGTCGTAGACCTCGACGCCGATGTCATGCAGTTTGGTTTTTATTGACTTGGCAATCTTTGCGGTGCCGATGATATGAATGCCGGTTTTGCTTGGCGAAACTTCTGCGTAACTTTCGGCATGACTCATGATGTACTTTGCAAATTCTTTGCGGACATACAATGCTTCGCCGTTCTAGTCAACGCTAATACGTTCTAAGCATTTGTCGAGATCGATGCCAACGATTCCGTCACCGTTGAAGATAAAGCCAACACCCGCAGCTTTGAACTTAACCGCTGCCAATTTTGCCTGCGCATATGTTGCCCACGTCTTTGGGTCGGTGCTTGACGCAAACAATCCTGTGTACGGATTGATAGGTGTTTTACCTTTGTCAAAACAGACCCAACGCATCTGGGTCTTCAGCTCGTCCATATTCATTCTCGGTCTACTTTCCCATGTTCAATTTCATGACAAGAACGACAAAATGTTACCAAATCAAAGAGCGCTTCGTCGCCGACGCGGCTGTATGTAAGGTGATGAACGTTGAGATTCTCAACCTCACCGCAAAGCTGACAGCAATAATAATCTCGGGAGAGCACTTCTTTTTTCTTTCGTGCCCATTCTTTGCTGTTCAAATATTGTTGATACAGTGGCCAGCGCCATGGTTTGTCTTGGTGCAGTTTCCGAATTTCTTCAGCTTGGTCATATAATTTTTGAGTAACATTGTTTATAGATTTATCATATTGTTCTTCTGCACGAAGAAATGCAATATAAAAAGGATCGCCAAGATTTTTGAGAAATGGCTCGGATTGCGATGTACCTTTTATATAACAGAAACCTTTATCAGAGCATTGTAACGGTGTGAGAAAACGTTGTCGTCCATGGCTGTCTATAATTTTAAAATTCCATTTTGCACATGCTGGATAGTTTTGACGCGAACTCGCATTGATGCGGACATACTTAGTTATTGCGCCACCTTCCCCAACATTGTTTTCTCGTCTTTTATTTGCTTCGAGACGATAGTGGGTTGCTTTTTTATAAAGCTCGTTAATTTCAGGTTGCACATTGCTATATGCTGTTTTGGTTTCCAAAAACAGTTCTTTCCAGTTAATAGTCATCGCCCATCCTCCCGGCTCTTCGTCGTCTTCGTTGCCTTGGCCAACAGTTGCACGACCAACGCGTTGCGCGTCATTCCCTTGGCATCTGCGACGCGGTTGAGTTCCTCGACCGTGTCGGTGTAAACATGCACACTGAACTTGGTCATCGGTCGCGAAGTCTGGTCTTTTCGTAGTCTTGGCATGTAGTCGCCTCCGTAGATGAATAAATCGTATTGTAACACAACAGCAATAAAAAAGAATCCCCACCGCTTGCGCAGTGGGGACTCGGTGCGTCTTTTAGAACGGCTTGGCGTCGTCCTCGTCCACCGCGGCGGGCACGTTGCGTGTCGGCTCTGTTGTAGCTGGCTCTGCCTCGTCATTAGTCCGCATCTCTTTGGACCAATCGCGGTATTCTTCAAAGGCGGCTTTTGCCAACTTTAAGCGTTCGTTTCCAACGTACAGTGATGCGCAAAGATCGCGGTCAATCTTGGAAACATCTAAACCAATCTGCGGTATGACGACGTTAGAACCAAAGCCCGTATCGATAGTGACGACGCGGCCCTTCTTATCCTTTGGCTGGGTTATGGGTGTCCAAAACATGAACGAAGGGATGTCGCGGTTGGCCGTCTTGCGTGCTTCTTTCTCCACTTCGCGCATGGCGCTGAAGATGGACTCACCGCGTGCAGCCGTGACGCCTCGACCGACAAGGCCCTTCACCGGCCACACCACGACGTCGTCGTATCCTTCGATGAAGCAAAGTATCTCGGTGTACAAGCGCATGCCTGCGTTGGGCTTCCAATGCGTATGCCAAGTCTTGGTGCGGATGCCGTTGTTGGTCTCTTCGCTGTACGCTTGGGTGCGCGTGCGAAGTACGATGATGCGCAGGTCGGTTGCAGTGAAGCCGGCTTCGTCATCGAAGAGTTCGTCGTGCGTCCACGGTGCGAGCAGCGAAGGCAATGCCGTCTCGCGTGCGTAGAACTTGCCGACAACGCCCTTGGTCTTCGTGGTGGACAGCCAACTAATCCGTGGGATGCCGTCGCCGGTCTCTTCGCGTTCCGGCGTGTATCCCAGTTCGTTCAGGTCAAGTTCGAAACTCATTGGAAGTTCTCCTCATTGGTGCGCGTCTCGCGCTCGGTGTCAATTACTGCGGTGCGGATTGCTTGGCTGAGGCTCACTTTGGTGCCGTAGGACTCACTCAGTCGGTCTACGAGTTTAACGAGTGCTTCCATGGCTTCGGCATCAAAGTGGATGCTCAGTCGGTACCATGAGCGCCCCGGGTTGGTGGCGCTCGTCACTGGGATGGGCATTGGCTAGTCCTTCATGGTCGGGATGGCGCCCAGCGGAGCCACAGTGGCCAAGACGTCGGCGGTGATGCGCCGGGTCTGCTCAGCCTCGAAGAGTTGCACCGCGATCGTGTCGCCGGTCTTGCGTGCGACTTGCAGAGCGAACTCGATGAACGAGTCGGACCGCTGGCGAATCGTGGTGCGCATCTCGGTGGCTTCGGCTGGGGTCATGTGCTTCATCATGGTCGGTGCCTTTCGTGTACCACGCCGGTCATCTGTGCCGTCGTCGGTATGTGCGTATATTATCGCATAACTATACGCGTGTCAAGTGGTCATCGTGTCGCCTTTTCGTCTTTCTTGCATTCGATGTCGTACTGCCACACATGCTGCGCAACGGCGCAGTACTTGACGTCGAGTGCGTCGGCGATCTCTTGGCGCGTCCGCTCTGCGAACCATGCCGGGTCCTTTGGCCAATCGATGGTCGAGCGGTGTGGCTTCATCGTCAGACCATTGACGCGGCAATGCCTGCGCACCGCTTCGCCGTTGGTCTTGAGTATCGTTGCGATTTGCGTCGACGTCCGCTCTGCGAACCATTGCGGGTCCGCTGGCCACTCGACGAAGCGGTACGATTTGCGCACCGTGATTTTGTGCTTGTACAGATGCTTGCGCACCGTTGTTTCTTGCAACTTTAGTTCGTTGGCAATCTCCGCAGCCGTGCGGATTGCGTACCACGCTGGATTGTTGGGCCACTCGGTGCGCTTGCGCAAACCCATGATGGCGCGCTTGGTCTTGAGCCCCCAGCGGTACGTATAATTCTTCACCGCTTGCAAGTTGAGACCGAGTTCGTTGGCGATTTCCGTCGCGGTCCGCTCTGCGTAGTATTGCGGATCGCGTGGGTAGATTTGTGAGCGCCTGTATTGGCGCTTCGGGCCACCGGTGCGGGTCTGCACGTTTGGCGGCTCTGGAGCGTAGCGGAGGGGCAACACTTTGCCGTTGTGGTTGAGGTCGAACACTTCGCCGTAGTGGTACTGCACATCTTTGACGTCGATGTTGAGCGCGTTGGCGATGTACCATAGCGGGTTGCCACTTTGCAGCGTGGCGATGACGTCGTCGGTGTATTTGAGTTCGTCGCGGTGAATCACAATAATCCCTCTTGTACTAAGAAGTGCCAACGTTTGACGCGGTCAATTGGCATGTTGAGACGCTTGGCTGCTTCGTGTCGTGTTTTGCATTCGGCGAGGATGGCGCGATGCTCCTCTGTGATGACCGTGGTAATGCGTGGTGTGCGTATGCGGAGTTTGACGCGCAGTTGCCACACCGTCGAAGCATTGACGCCCAGCGCCAAGCCGACGCGTTTGTTACTGAACTTTGACCGCAACAATGCCATGGTCGATGGCGTAAGTCTCACCTCAGGCGTCCTACGTAGCCCGACGTATCGACGGCGCATGCGCTCCAATGTTCCGTACGGTATTTTGAAGCGCTTGGCGAGTTGTTCGTTGGTGGCCTGCGTTTTGAACGCCGTGATCATCTCCGGCGTGACTTTGTGCTTATTGGTTCGTCGCTGCTCCAACGGCACCAAGCCGACGCGCAACTTACTGACAATCTGCTGATTGACGCCGTGCTTTTCTTGGATGGCCCGTTGCGTGATGCTTTGGTCGAAGAGGTCGCGGCGGAATTCCTCGCCGTGACGGTCTACGTACTTGAGCATGGTTTCGACTTTCCATTTGTACTTCATAGGAATGTCAATTGCCCCCGTTTTCCTTCGTAGCGTTCGACGTTGTCGGCGTACGTGCCAGCGAAGTCGCCGGCCTTGATACGGCGTACGATGTCATCGACGACGATACGGTGCACCACTGCGGCGTCGGCGTCGGTCTCGACGAGGTAGTTCTTCTTGGTGATGCGGTACTCTTTTAGTCGTATCTGCGCACCTTCGCCGACGTTGATTGACCGTATATAGACGTGCAACACGTACAGTTCGCCGTCGCGGATGAGGTACTCGGCACTGTTGCCGACACGCTGGCGTCCTTCGCTCTCGACCATGATGACGACGTGGTCGGTGTGGAACTCGGTGCGCTGACAATATCCGCACTTGCCCCACAGCGACACGACTTCTTCGTTGACCTTGTGACTGACGGTGTAGGTGTGTTTCATAACTTCGGCCGCTTCGCTGCGAACTGCTCCGCAATCTGCATAGCGCCCTCGACGGTGTCGGCGGTGAATGCGTGCTGTGCTTTGGTCTCCTGTGTGAAGACGTCGACGCGGAACCGGCCCGCGTAGGTCATGGCGCAGGTAAAGACGAAGGTGCGCGACTTCGTCTTATGCGTTGCCTTGATGCGTGAGCCGTCGCGCAACCATGTTAGTATTGGCATTCTTTGCGGTTCCCTTCTTTGCGCAGTGCATCGACGTACGCCTTGGCATCATCGCGGCTCTGACAATACCGCACGCTGGAAGATCCATCAGCGTGCTCCGCCTCCACTTCGTAGCCCCGGCCATCGAAGCGCACCCAGACGCGCATCGTGAGCCATCGATAGTAGCATTCTAAGCGGTCCATTTACTTCCACCTTTCAACGATGGCGGTGCTCAGAATGAACACCGCCGCCATGATGACCGCACCGAGTACAACGGTGGTCATTGCTTCGCCTCTTCGATTTCCTCGACGCTGATCATGCTGGCCTCGTGAATCATGGCGCAGGTCTTTGTGTGCAACTCGCCGACCAACTGCTGCAGGTCCCACCGTGTCAACTCGTTGGGGTTCTTGCGGTACATCATCGCGACGCGTTGGATGTCGATGACGGCCCGCTCTGCTGCGTCGGCGTACTCCGTGATGTTGTTGACGTGTGTGTGTTTCATCGCTCACTCTTTTCTACAAATTGCGCCCACGCTTTGCGGGTTGCGTTTTCAACACCGCCGTCCGAGATCGGGACGGTGGTCATTACGACTGGCCAAAGTTTTGCAAATTGAAACGGCGTTCCGTATGGATAATCAACGAACCGCACTGATTCGCCAAGGTCATTTCGGTAACCGCTTTGAGTGTGTCGCGCAATGTACACCGCGCGAACCTTGCGCCCGTCGATGCGCACCCAAAGCGAATCGGTAACGTCATGCAATGCACACACATTGACAAAGTCGATGACTTGGTCAATTTTTGCGTCTTCGTATTTGTCGCCAAATTGCTCGACGTATTCGAGCCAGTTCTCTGCGGTCACATCTGCATAATTCATCATCGCTCGCCCTCCTCATGTTCTTTGTTGCGTTGCGTAATCACCCGGGACAACTGCGCCATCCTCGCCATCAGTGCGGTGTACCGCTCCTTTTCGCGCATCGTCATGTAGACGAACAACCGACGGCGCAGTTCGCGAATCTCTGCGCTGACCTGTTCGAGGTCGGTGTCAATCGTCGGCTTACTCATCGACGTCACCGTTGAACACCGCACGGACCCAGTGCGTATCGCACACGGCGTCGGCGTGGTGCTCGGTTTTCTCGAAGCGGTACGCACAGCCACACGGTGCGGTCAGCGTGATTGAGCCGACCCAAGACTTTTGCACGATGCGCAGAATTGATTGCTCCATCTCCATGGCCTGCTCGTAGGTGTACAACGCGTCGGCGTTGCGGGTCTGCGTCACAATCTTGACGCGGTACGTCGCGCCCTTCGTTGCCCACAGCCAAGTGATAAAGGTGTTTTCCATCGCGATGCCTTTCTGTATGCGAAGCGCCGGCCATGATGACCGGCGCGGAGCCCCGTGGTTAACTATTGGCCGATGTAGAACTTTGTTTCGACGCGTGCCTGTATCGGTGCCATGTCCCGACAAAACCGCTCCAACCGCTTGGCGATACGTCCCGCCGCCGCCCAGTTTCCGTTCCATACATGCAAGCGGATGCGTGCGTTCCAATTGTTGAAGATGCGTTCAGCCTTCGAGAGTCGTTGTTCGTCGTGCGTCATGTCCGTAACCTTTCGTATGCGATGCAATTCCCAACCACCCGTATATTAGCGTACATCAATTACGGTGTCAACTACTTTTTTTACGAGTTTTCGACGAGTTTTGAACATGCTACAATTATTTGCGACAAACAGCCGGTCACAAGATATCGTAATCAACGTCCGCTGTTCGCTCTGCTCGGTGACGACCGACGTCGATGTGTGACGAGCGTGCACCTAACGTCGCGCATCACGTACAAAGCAGAACACCGAACCCCACGCATCCTAACTGCGTGGGGTTCGGTGTTTAGCATAACGATAACGACCCGGACACCCCGGGAATAACAAAATTATACACAAACACCGCCCCGGATGTGGCGGTGTTTGTGCAGATGACCGTCAGCGGGAAAGGCACCGCGTACGACGTGTGTATTGTATCACCGCGATGTAGTTCTGCCAAGAATAGGACACCGCGGCGATGTCGTCAGTATACTACGGTTTCGCCGGCCACGTCGTCACGTTCCACACCAAGTTGTCGGTGATGTCTCGCAGTTCTTGACGATAGACGCGCCACGCTTCGACCTGCGCCTCGGTAAGATTCACATCGGGCAATTGCGTGTAATCGGAATTAACGAGGCGCAGATTGCGTTCTGTGCGGAGTGCGTCCAAGGCTTCGGCTTCGGTGTACGGACGATCTACAAACGGCGTGCCATCGACAATGTCGGCGTACTGATTGCCGTAGTCGTCCCAGTACTCAAACGTGATGTATTGCGGTTTAAAAATGCGGTATAGATTCATAGCAGCACCATGTGAAAGATTGGCGACTCGTTGGCCGCGTCTTCGGTGTTCACTTGTAGCGTCATCGTGCCGGTCTTTGTTGTGGCTCGGTACTGGACGACGTCGCCGGCCTTGTAGAATCTCATGATGCTGTGCCGAAACTTTGTATCCTTAGACCCTGCGGTGCCCATCGTCGCGACTTCGACGCCGTTCACCACGACGTCTCCGTATATATCGTCCTTGACGCCCAGCGTGCCAACGACGGACAGCAAATAGTATCCCGCCATGGGCACGGTGATGGACGAACCGGGATACGTCATGTTGCCGCCGCTGTCGATGTCGTTTTGCCATGTGACGATGACTCCGGCCGTCGTAATGCTGAGCGTTGCGGTGCGTGTCAGTGAGATGAACACCGCATCATCGCGGCGCTCAATCGTGCTGACTCGGTCCCGCATCAGTTGCGCTTCGTCAGTTTGCAGCCAAGTCAATGCGCACCTCCTCAACTCCTTGCGAGTTCATCGACAACGACACGGCGAAGATTTTACGCGTGATTGTCGTGGTGATGTTGGTCACGACACTGACCAAGTCGCCGAGGTAGTAGTCGCGACCGTAGCGCCACGTGGACGACTGCAACACCTCGATGTCGTACGACTGAATCAAGAAGCGCTGACGACGGAACCGTGCATACGAGAGGTTGCGCAGTTGATTCGTGTTGGTTTGGTCTGCGCCCT